GAGAAGATAAACCAGACTTTCGGCATATCTCAAGCTTCAGAAGACCTAGAAATACCATCTAAATACATAATACTTAATCCTTCGGATATCCAACTGCAAGGAAGCATCTCTTTCAGTACTGGAGTTTACTATAAGGTTGTAACAGACTATGAGCTACAAAGATTAAGGCATCCTCAGACCGAAGAGGATAGGGAGGTTTTTGATAATCTTCCGGAGCAGACTAAGAAGCTAATTGAAGATACTAAAAATGTAGGAATGGCAGCGGTCACTATTCCTTTAGATACGGATAAGTTAGTAGCTGTTTTTTACAAAAAACAAGATTACGAGCCTTTCGCCGTCCCAATGGGATACCCAGTGCTTGAAGACATCAACTGGAAACAGGAGATGAAACAAATGGACATGGCTGTAGCCAGAACCACTAATCAAGCTATTTTGCTTGTCACTATGGGAGCCAAGCCTGAAGAAGGAGGGGTGAATCAGAAAAACTTGATGGCAATGCAAAAGCTTTTCGAGAATGAGTCTGTAGGACGTGTCTTGATTTCAGATTATACTACAGATGCAAAATTTGTAATTCCAGATATTGGGAATATTCTTGATCCTAAAAAATATGACGTAGTCAATCAGGATATCCAAATGGGTCTTAATAACATATTACTCAGCGACGAAAAATTCGCTAATACCAGTATTAAAGTTCAGGTCTTTATGGAAAGGCTTAAACAGGGGAGGCGCGTGTTTCTTGAGAATTTCTTAATGCCTGAAATAAGACGGATATCTAAGGAGCTCGGGTTCAAAAACTATCCCACTGCTCACTTTGAGGATGTGGACCTAAGAGATACTTCGGTTTATTCTCGAATTTATAGCAGGTTAATTGAACTAGGCGTATTAACTGCTGAAGAAGGAATGCAGGCTATAGAATCAGGCAGATTTCCTACTCCTGACGAATCTGTTGAATCTCAAAAGAAATTTAAAGATCTAAAAAACGAAGGGCTTTACTCTCCTTTGATAGGAGGGGCAAAAGGAGCTAATATGACAGGTAGGCCTAACGGAGCGACAGGACCAAAAGAGACTGATACTAAAACTCCAGTTGGGACTAAAGCTTCTATGAACTTTAGCTTATCTAAAATTCAAGAGAACTTAAATCTGTCAGATAAGTTGAATATAGAAGTAGAGGCTTCATTGAGACAGCTTCATAGCAGAAAAAGATTAAGTAAGCAACAGAAAGAGGTAGCGCGAGAAATAACTAATATTGTTATAGCTAACGAAGATCCTGAGAATTGGTTGGCCAAAGCAGGAAGGTATGCAGCCGAACCTACCGACAGGAATCACGAAAGGGTTAAGAAGATTCAAGATGTTGCTTTAGAGCATCAAGTGGATGACTTTTTAGCAGGAATACTATACTCAAGTGTTTATGAAGGGGATAAGTAATGGCAAGGCCAACTGTAATTTACAATTCTCAGGCCTTGTTTGTAGGGCCTGCGCCGGAAAGCGGATATAATTTTTTTAATTATAATGGAGGACCCGCTGTCAACGATGATTCGTCTCTTGTCCAAAAGATAAACCGGTTAAACCCCATAGACAGACTACAATCTGTTAGTTATTCTATTAATGTCCCGCATACTGATGTAACTCAGTTAAATCAAAGAAGAGTTGTAGATCGGCCAATAATAAATTACCCTACTGTAGATCTTTCTTTCGATTATCTTTTATGTGGAACTAAAAATGAAGCCAGATTAGGACTTAATGTAAATTATCCTTTGTATACTTTTCCTTTTAGCGGAGAGTCGTATTATACCCAAAATCAATCTGTTTCTTTGCTAAGCGGTTTTTTTGAGAAGAATAAATCCGCTACAGATCAGAAGGTATGGGAACAGTATCCAGTAAATCAGTACAGAGACTGTAGAAATATTTACGTAGTTGTAAACCAAGACAGTAACGATATAAATAAGTTCTATTTTAAAGAAGATTTTAGTAATCCTGACACTTACCAATCTATAGACCCTAACGCTCCAGATTATCATGTGATATCTTTTGGGAACTGCTATATGAATAGTTACTCTACTCGGGGTAGCGTAGGCACTTTTCCGAGTGCTTCTGTCAATTATACCGCTTATAATGTAAACTTTGATATGAGCGGGAGCGGCTTTCAGGCTCCGGGGATAGAAACTAAAAGTGGACAGCTTAGCCCTGATAGCAAAGTAGTGATACCTCGCATTTTAGCTGAAGAAGGCTACGCTGCGTTACATCCCGGGGACATAACACTTACTACTGATTCTTTTTCGGGGCTAGGGGTGGATTTTAACAAACTGCATATTCAAGGGTATGACATTTCATTAGACTTAAACAAGGAGCCCCTTAATAGTTTAGGGTATAAGTTTCCATTAGATAATAGAGCAACGAGTTCGATTTTTGCTAGTCTATCGATCCAAGGAATAGTTGAATCTGGGAATAGCGGAAGTTTAATAGACTTGATTTCTATAAACAGCGGTTATGATTTTACCATAAAAGTCGATCCAGAAGGGTGCGCGAAAGAAACTACAGCCCCCATAAACGCAGGAACCATCCCTTTAAATACTGAAGTAGAGGCTTTGCGTTATACTTTTCTTAACGCTAAACTTGATAGTTTTGAGTATGGTTCTGATATTGGAAATAACAAAAGCTTTTCTGCATCTTTCTCTGTAGAGAGCTACCCGGAGGCTGATCAAGCGAATGGAATGTTTACTGAAGGGCTGTTTATAAGTGGAGTATTAGGAATGGAAAAAATGGAAGATTTTATATTACTGGAAGGAGATCCTTCTGGGGTGGTCCAAGAAGGATACTATTTACAACAGGAAGATGACAACTTACTGGTAACAAATATACTTTCACCGTATTAAAACAGTGTATATTAATATAAGGCATAAGGAAAAATGGCAAATAAAAAAATATCTCAGTTAGTGGGGCTTGGTCCTTACGCAGGAGTTAGTGGAGAATTTTATCTTCCTGTGGGGGCCGGATCTAGCACCATACCCTACTCTACTAGAAAAATTACCACCGCAGAGCTAGCAGAGTATATATTTACGGGAGATAGCGTTTTGGGAGGGTTTCCCGCAACTCAGCTCTCAGGAACCAAAGATGTTTATTTAAATAAAGCCTCTTGGGATACAGCTAGCACCGATGTCACTACTAACCCTTATATTCAAGTTAGACTTACTGATGGGAAGCTAATAACTGGAAGCGGCATGGCTGTTCCTGCGTCGGCTGGAGATAACATGGGGAACTGCACAGCCACTACTACTCTTAACATGCAGGATAACCTTATTGATAATGTGGGGGCTGATATAACTTTTCAAGATGGAGGTAATATTGGTAGTACTACAGCTGCTATAAATATAGAGCAATCTAATAAAGTGTCCCTTACGGCCCCTGAAATAGAATTAAATGCAACAACCGAGATAGACATTAACGGAAGCATTAATGCTAGATCAGCTGATTTCTCCTCTACTATCACAGGAGCTGCTTTAGAGATTCAAGGTCCGTCTTATCATCAAGTAAAAGCTTTATCTACATCTAACATAAATTGGGGAGACGGAAATATACAATATAAAACTATTACTAATAATACCTTGTTTACTTTTCAGAGCGGCGCAGGAGGGACAACTGTGCCTCAGCAAGGCCAAACTTTGACGCTCTATGTAGAGAATACTAATGCAGGAATTTCAGATAGTGATGTTTGCACTGTTTATTTTAGATCAGGTAATAACACAGGTAACGTACTCTTCCCTCCTGTACCCGAAGATCTTAAACATGTAATAAATTCTACCCCGGGAGTCAGCGGAAGAAAGACTAATGTTTATACTTTTGTAGTTATCAATACTGGTATATTTGGATCGGCAGTAACAGGATATGCGTACTAATGGGAGTAAATTTTCCAACAGCATTTTGGAAGAATCAACAGGATAAAAGAGTTGATGATAGCGGTCCACCTACTATTACTTGGAGTTTAAATCTGTACTATGGAGAAGGCGATTACAATAATTTTGAGGATGTTCAAACAGGTAGTAATTTTCCTTTTAAAGTAGGCGGGAAGGACTTTAATACTGATTATGACTACTTAGCTGCTACTGCTGATGATCCGAACAGTCCTGCTTATTTTGGCTGGTATTTAGACGGCGACCTCGACTACCCCAATGATGTACACCGTGCTGATCCTTGGATAGTAGAAGAAGCTGGAAGAAAAATAGATCTTCTTATGGAGGCAGATTACCGAACTCTCTACGATTTGCACGACTATTATAGTTTTGAGGATTTTCCCGCAACCGCGCGAGAAGTCTACAACCCATTCGTGCAAAGCGGTAGAGCAGTAGGAACATTTACCTTAAATTCTACTTCGACATTAACCATAAAAGTTTCTGGACTTGGAGAAAGGGCTACTCAAACAGCTAGAGATTATGAATTCGATCAAATGAAGCTTTATGTAAATAGCAATGTTGTGTGCAGTGGGGTGGCGCCGGCGAATAGCCCCGTAACTCAGTTTGCAGGAGGGGGATGGGGCGCTGATAATGATCTACTTCCATGGGACATGGATCAGTGTAAGTTTTTTAACTCAGCGGGAAATCAAAGCCCAAATCCAAACCCGCCGAGAAACAATTTAGGAACAACTTTATATGATTACGATGGAGATGCAGTAGTTTATTATCAAAATGGAACTGGCACTTTAAACAATGTTGTTAACCAAGATAACAGAAGAAAATACACAACTGCAGGGGGCCAATTTTCCACTAATTTAAATTTATCCGCAGGGACACATACAATAGATATATTTTTTAATACTAACGATGGCCTTTACGCTAGTGGGGCTTTTTACGGTGCAACTTTTAGTTTTTCATAGTTATGGCAATTACAAGATACGCAGGAGATAGATTTACGATAGCGGCGGGAGACACCAAGCCGACAGGAGTTCTTGACGGTGGGTATCTTATAGACACGGGTAATTTAACGCAATTTGTAAAGAGGACAGTAGCAGGGGCTTCTGAATGGACTCAACTCGCAGGCGGAGGCGGAGGAGGAGGGACCCCGGGGGGATCTAATACCCAAGTTCAGTTTAATAATGCAGGAGCTTTCGCGGGAAATGCTAATTTAACTTTTGATGGCAGCAAGCTCGCCGTAAACGATCTCGCATTAAGTGGAATAATTTATGATTCCAACAACTCTATTGGTAATGGGGGCATGGTCCTCACTAATGAGGGAACAACAGGCGTTAATTGGAAAAGTATTGAGTCTGTTTTATCTGGCGTTGGAGGTTCCGGTGTTGCTAACTATGTAGCTCGCTGGTCTGATGAAGATACTTTAACTTCAGGAACTATTTTTGATAATGGAGACGTCGGCATTGGTACGGCCAATCCGGGAGGCAAGCTTCACGTATTTGATACAGTTGTATCAGACATGGTAATTCTTGAAAGTTCTGGTCCTTCGGCCGCTGATGGCCCAGACGTAGTCTTCTATCGAAATTCAGCTTCTCCTGCCGATAACGATGATTTAGGTAAATTAGTATTCCGAGGTAGGAATGATAATTCACAAGATGTAAATTATGCAAATATAATCGCGGAAGCTATAGATGTTTCAGACGGTACGGAAGACGGAGCTTTAAAGTTTTATACTTACCTTACTGGTGCCAACACGGAGACGATGGTGTTAAGGAGTGCTAATGTTGGTATAGGAACAGCAACTCCAGCCGTACCTCTACATATTACTAAAAGCGCTGTAGGAGACAACGAAATTCCAGAAGTAATTAGGCTTTCTACTTTAAATTCTGCGTCTCCAAATTGGAGCACGACAGATGGTTTATGCATTGGCGCCGAAATGAAAAAAGCCAATGGAACCACTATTACAAAACAGCCAATTAGATTTCGTTATGATGGTGGAAATATGGCGACCACTTTTGAGGCAGGTAATGTTGGTATAGGAACGGATCAACCTCTCAATCTGTTGATGATAAACGGCAGCAGTCCTATAATAAGATTTAGAGATAGTAACGCGTCGGGAACCCCATTAGCTTATATAGACGCATCCGACGGCGCATTAAAACTACAAGCTGACGCTAGTGATGAGACTGCAAGTTCTTTTCTTACTTTAGAAGTAGACGGTAGTGAGCATGTGCGGGTTATCGCTGACGGTAATATTGGCATAGGCTTAACTGACCCAGATGCAAAATTAGAAATAAAAGGAACAGGTGGTAGTACTGGATTAGCTTTTAAGACAACTGACTCATCTTCTAATAATACTTTTTGGATTCAAGATGGCGGAAAAGCTGGGCTTCATTATTTTCCGTTTGTTATCAATCAAGATAATTCGGATACTGATTGCCCTGCTTCAACGTTCTTTTACGTTCATCACGCTACTGCTCCATTCATAATTAAAAATGATGGCAAGGTTGGCGTAGGAACAGATGCTCCTGCTACTAAACTTCACGTAGAAGACTCAACCGCGAATACTACTGCTACTAAAATAACAGTTCAAGGTGGAAGTCGAGGATTTACTTTAGGAAAAGCTCACACTGCTGATAACTATCAACACTTAAAACCTATAACTGATACTGCTATGGCATTGAGGGTGATGCCAACTGGCACTACAGCTAGGGAGGCGTATGTTGAAGTTTGGAACAAGGATTTTGAAAACGCTGCTAACTCTACCTCTTGGAACAGAGGAATGTTCTATGTTGACACTTCTAACGATGTTTACTTAAGGGCCGACGGGTATGGGACTGGTAGTGTTTATATAGGTACGGAAAATAGTACTAAAGCTCTTACAGTTAAAGATGGTGGTAATATTGGTATAGGTGATAATCTTATTAATCCACAGCACAGGCTTCATGTTTCTGGCGATGCCATAATTAGCGGCTATCTTTATGATTCAACAAACTCCACAGGAGCTGATGGTTACGTTTTAACAAGTAAAGAAGATGGGCCGCAATGGAAATTAGTTGAAGATGTCCTCTCTGGCGTAGGAGGAAGTGGAACAGCTAACTATGTTTCAAAGTGGGTTGACTCAGATACTATTGGCAACTCAATAATATATGACGATGGAGATGTTGGAATTTCAACAGCTTCTCCAGATGCCAAGTTGCATGTGTTTGATACTACGGTATCAGATCTTGCTATATTTGAAACTAACAATCCCAATTCTTCCAATGGTCCCGACGTTGTTCTTTATAGAAGCTCTGCTTCTCCTGCTGATGCCGATGACTTAGGACGAATAGCATTCAGAGGAAAAAATGACGCTGACCAAGATATAAATTATGCAAATATAATTGGCGAGGCAATTGATGTTTCAGATGGTACTGAAGACGGGGCTTTAAGATTTAATACTTACCTCACTGGCGCGAGCACAGAGACAATGGTCTTGAGAAGCGCTAATGTTGGTATAGGAACAAATGCTCCAGCGGGTAAGTTGGAAATTGTGGGATCTAACGGAACTGTTGCAGGAACTCCTGACGGTGATGCGGAAGAGTTAGTCATAAGAAACAATGATCGCGCTGGTATACAAATTTTATCCGCAAATAATGGATATGGATCTTTAATTTTTGGTTCTGCATCAGACATAAATGGAGCTAATATATTTTATGCGCCTGCTTCTACGCTGTTAACAATAGGTACTCAAGTTGCTGCTGGAGAAATCGCTCTTAGGGTCGCTAATGGAGCAGAAGCTGTTCGTATTGATGCTGACGGCAGTGTTGGTATAGGAACAGACGCTCCTGCTGATCATCTCCAAGTTAAAGGTTCTGGGAGCCAGAGCCTTCGCCTTACATCCACTAGCAGTCATGCGTCGATCAGGGTAGACAGATACAACACAAGTAGCGATGCTAATTTTATAATCCAGACGGGAGGGGTAAATAAATGGAGATTAGCTACAGGCCTTGGAGGCAACGATGAAAAGTTAACTATTTATGACGACATCGCAGATGTAAATATGATGTCGTTTAAGACTGCCGTTGGAGTTGGCGTTGGGCCTAATTTTGGAACCAATGAACCTACTGCTGCGCTTCATGTCCTTGGAGACACTCTCAGACTTGAAAGGACCGACAATGCTCCAGCATTAAAGTTGTATAACAACCACTCCTCTCCCGCTGATGGCGCAGCGTTAGGGTATGTTCAGTTTACGGGGAAAGACAACGATGGCACTGCTAACATGGTCTACTCCGAAGTCCGAGGGGGAGTGGGATATAATACCGATACTGCGGTTAGTGGATATCTGGCATTTTTAACAACCAATAACGGAACTTCTGTTGCTGAACGGATGCGCATTAAGTATGACGGCAATGTTGGTATAGGAACTGATGATCCAAGAAATAAATTAACCATCACAGACGGGGCTACCTCGTACACCAACGCAAACGTATTACTGCAAATAAAACGGAACGCCACCAACGGAAACGATGACACCTCTAGGGCAGCTATAATGCTCGCCAACAACAGCAACGGATTTTTCATAGCTTATGGAGGAACTACAGATAGGTTGCGTTTTTTGGATGGTGGGGCGGTTGAAAGGATCACCCTACTCAATGGTGGAAATGTTGGCATAGGAGAAATTGCGCCAGAGGGATTACTATCCTTCAAAGCTGACGAGTCTAATACCCCAAAAATCCGATTCCAAAATCAACATTCGGTAACTACTGATGCCGCAATATCAACATACGATGACGCTTCTGGAACAACGGTTTTAATAGGGTCTAATTTATATATTAACAGTAGTGGATCAACGACTCGCTTTAATACGGGAGAGGAATCCGCAGGATTTAGGGCTGACAGAGGCGGCTTGCTTCAATTTTACACTGGCGAAACAGGGGCAACAGCTACTGAACGGATACGTGTAATTGCTGATGGTAATGTTGGTATAGGTACAGATGCTCCATCTGGCAAGTTGCACATTTTACAATCAGGAACCTACTCATCCACAGGTGTTTCTGATGCAGCTCTTCACATAAAAGCTACGCAGAACTATCCTATGAATATAGTACTAGACGCGGATGGGTCTAGTGATGATACAAATAGAATTAGATTTTTAAAAGCTGGAACTACAAAATGGCAATTAAATGTCGCAGATGATGTAGACTTTTTCTACTACAATGGTAGTAGTTGGCTGAATAGGTTCGTAATAGAAGATGGGGGAAATGTTGGAATAGGAACAGCTACTCCGGGAACAATATTACATCTTAAGCAAAATGATGCGGTTGGCCCAACTATATCCTTAACTAATAATTCAAAAACATCATATATAAATTTATGGGGAGCTACTGGCGGAGGAACCGACAGGACTAACCAATTTGAAATTAACGCAGTTAACACCGGTTACGGGCTTACTCTTGCTTCAACAGATTATGTCCGTTTCAAAACTAACGGAATTGCTGCGAGTGATGAGGCGATGCGTATTAATGCCGACGGCAATGTCGGCATAGGAACGAATGCTCCAGCTGCAAAACTTGATATTTGGGGAGGGACAGGAGCTAGGCCAACTGATCCATTCGCTGGACAAAATCAGTTATTTATTTCTCAAGGCGGTACATCTAACGCGGGAATAACTATTAGTGCAGATAATAACGCAGGAACTCAAATTTGCACATTTATCCAGTCGAACACTTCTGCTTCTGCGGCTTTAATAGGAACTCAAAGCAATCATGGAGCGCGAATAAGGACTAATAACACAGATAGAATTACAATAGCTTCCGGAGGAGCAATTACATTTAACAATGCATTTACTTTCCCGACTGCAGATGGCTCTGCGAACCAAATGCTCAAAACAGACGGTTCAGGCAATTTATCTTGGACTTCTGCTGGCACAGGGACAGTTACAGGTTCTGGAACTGATCATTATGTTCCGCGTTGGAACGGTACGACAGCTTTACAGGACTCTGCGATAATTTCTCTTGATAGCGGGAGCGTTGGTATAGGAACAAATGCTCCAAATGCTAAACTTGATATTAGTGATGCTACACATC